GCCCGGTGCGTGTCGGACATCCTTGAGTGCGATCCGCTGCTGGTGCTGGCCAAGCCGCGCGGCTCCCGTCAGCTCGCCCACGCCAGGCAGCTGGGCAATTATCTGGTCCACATCATCGCCGGCTATCGTCACGGCGAGACGGCGAAAGCGTTCAACCGCAACCGCTCGACCGCATCGCACCATTTCGAGGCGATCGAGAACCTGCGCGACGATGATGGATGGGAGATGTTCATGGCTATGCTGGAGCAGCGCTTCCTGCTCATGCTGCAGCTGGCCGACCTCCACCCGAAGAAGGCGTGGCAGGACGCGCTGGCGTCGCTGGCCGGCGCCGTGGAGGACGGCCGCCTCGAGGGCGACGCGCATGGCATGGCGGAGTACCTGGTGCAGACGTTCAAGGCGGAAGCGTGATGGGCATGACACCCGAACGCAGGGCCAACCGCAGGCGTTATGACGCCAAGCGCAGCAGCAGCAGCGAGGCGCGGCGGCTCTACAAGACCCGGGCGTGGCGCGTCGGCAGGCTGCTGCACCTGGGCGAGCATCCGCTGTGCGTGATGTGCGCGCGGGATGGCAGGACGACGGCCGGAACGGTGGTCGACCACATCGTTCCACATCGCGGCGACCGTCACTTGTTCATGGACCGCAGCAACTGGCAGACGCTGTGCGATCACCACCACGACGCCGTCAAGCAGCGCGAGGAAGCGCGTGGCTACGCCGACCACCTCGACGCTGATGGATGGCCAGCCGATCCCGCACACCCAGCCAACGCAGGCGCTGTCACAGTCGTAAACGCGCCATCAATGAAGGTGGAGGGGGGGTTAAAATCTCTACAGCCCCTCGGTCAGGGACCGGCGGGCATCCCCACGCACAGAATATCGCGTATTGAAAACAGGGGGGTGAGTGATTGTTTTTGCCCACCTTTGGCGAGGTAGGCAATGGCTCGACCTGGCCGAAAACCTAAGCCCGCCGAGTTACGAAAGCTTGAAGGCAATCGCGGAAACCGGCCCATCGCGGAGACCGTGAAGCCCGATCGCGGCGACCGCCCGCCCGAACCGCCGGCGATGTTGAAAGGCGAGGCGAGGGCCGAGTGGAGGAGGGTGGCGCCCGGCCTTTGGGACCTTGGCCTGCTGACGGCGATCGATGTCGGGCCGCTGGCCGCCTATTGCGCCGCGTGGGGCAGGTGGAAGGCCGCGGAAGCGCTGATCGAGAAGGCGAAGCGCAAATATCCAGCCGGCGGCGGCCTCTTCATCGAAACGTCGAATGGAAATCTCGTCCAGCACCCGGCCGTCGGCCTCGCGAACCGCGCCATGACCGACGTCGTGAAATTTGCGGCCGAATTCGGCATGACCCCGAGCGGCCGCATGAAGGTCTCGCAGCATGTCCCAGCTAGCCCAACCCGTCCGACGCCGCAGGCCGCCACCACCGCTGAACCAGAAGAACGCCCCAATTATTTTAACTGATCCGGTTACGGCCTACGCCAACGACGTTCTTGACGGGCGTATCCTCGCTGGACCAGACGTGCGCGGCGCCTGCCGGCGTCACCTCAGCGACCTAAAGCGCACCGACCTGGTGTGGAATCTCGCGGCGGGGCTGCGGGCGATCAATTTCTTTCGGGACGAGTTGAAACTGAACGGCGGCCAGTTCGAGGGCGAGCCGTTCGAACTCGACGCCTGGCAGAAGTTCTGCGTCGGCTCGCTGTTCGGCTGGTTCATGCCCAACGGCCAGCGGCGCTTCACCTTCGCCTACATCGAGACCGCGAAAGGCTCGGGAAAGTCGCCGATGGCGGCCGGGATCGGCGTTTATTGCTGCACGGCCGACGGCGAGGACCGCGCGCAGGTGTTTTTCGCCGCCAAGGACATGCCGCAGGCCGAGATCTGCTTTGAGGATGTCGTGGCGATGTGGGAGCAGTCGCCTGAACTGAAAAAGCGGCTGTTGCCGAAGGGAAAATCGAAGATCACCCAGCTAACCTACCTGAAGCGCAAGTCGTTCATGCGGCCGATTTCGTCCGACCAGGCGGCGTCCGGCCCGCGGCCATCATGCTCGATCATCGACGAGCTGCACGAACATCCGAACGCGGCGACGATCTCGATGCTGATGAAGGGCGTGAAGTGGCGCCGCAATCCGATGACGGTGGTAATCACCAACTCCGGGAAGGACCGAACGTCGGTCGCCTGGACCTATCACGATATCGGCCAGAAGATTTGCGCCGGCGAGAAGCAAAACGACCGCCAGTTCTTCTACATCTGTGGTCTTGATGAGGACGACATCCCGGACGGCGAGGTTTTTCCGCCGCGCGAGGTCTGGATCAAGGCCAACCCGTCGCTCGGCAAGATCATCACCGAGGACTACGTCCAGAGCCTCATCGATGACGCCAAAAACATCCCGGCCAACCAGAATGAGGTCCTGCGGCTCACTTTCTGCGTCTGGACGGACGAGCAGGGCGCCTGGATCGCTCGGCCGGTATGGATGGCCTGCAAGGCGGAGTTCGACCCGCGTGATTATGCGGGCCGGAAGGCCTTCATTGGCGTAGACCTGTCGCGGCGCTTCGATATCACGTCAATGGCAGTGGTCATCGAAGACGGCGAGGTCACGATCGCGCGCGAGGACGAGGACGGGGACTCCTATCAATCGATCGAACCCCGCTTTTTGTCCTTTTCCGAACTGTGGATGCCGGAGGAGCGCCTCAGTCTGCGGCAGCAGCAGGACGATAAGCCCTACAAGACGTGGGTTGAGGAGGGATATCTGCGCCTGACGCCTGGACAAACCGTCAAGCTCGATTTTCCGGCGGCGCGCATCGCCCTCGTGGCCAAGATGTTCGATCTTCAGGGGATCGCCTACGACAAATATCGCTTCGAGGAGTTGGAAACCGAGCTTGATGCGCTCGGGATCGATGCGCCGATGATCGAGCACCCCCAGGGGTTCAGGCGCTCGGCCGAAACCAGCCTGTTCATGCCGAATTCGCTGGAACAGCTGGAGGAACTGATCGTCGAGCAGCGGATCCGCGTGAACCACAACCCGGTCCTCAACTGGAACGTCGCCAGCATGGGGTTCCGTCGCGACGCCCAAGACAACCGTATGCCATCGAAGGTTCACTCTCGCGGTCGAATTGACGGCGCCGTCGCGCTGATCATGGCCGCTGGCCTCGCAACCATGGGCGTGAAGAAGGCCGAGAAGTCGTTCTGGGAGCAGGCGGCCTAGCGCTTCAATCCGCGTCGGCGGCGTCGCCCATAGATTTCCGCGATGATCGATCGGCCGCGCGCCTCCATCGGGAATCGTTGACATGGCGCAACCGTCGTTCTGGGACGCCGTGCGCGGGTTTTTCTCAAAAAAAAGCGACACGCTGGAGCTTTTCCGCGAGGTTTTCGGCGGCCGCCCGTCATCGTCAGGCGTTACGATCACGACGCAGCGCGCCCTGGAGATTTCGACGGCGTATGGGTGCGGCCGCGTCATTTCCGAAGGCGTCGCCCAGGGATCGCCGAAACTGTATCTCGAAAACGCCGGTCGCCGGACCGTCCAGTACGACAATCCTGCTCACCAGGTGCTGTGTGTGAAGCCGAACGACTGGCAGACGTCGTTCAGCTATCTCGAAACGGCGATGTTCCACCTGGTCTTCACCAACAATCATTTCAGCTTCAAGAATCGCGTGGGATCCGAGCGACGCCTGGTCGAGCTGGTCCCGATCGAGCCCGGTCGCGTGACGGTGAAGCGGGCCAATGACTACACGCTTTCCTACGACGTCCGCGGCGACGATGGCTCAGTGCAGAATTTTCCGGCAGAGACGATCTGGCATCTGCGCGGCCCTTCATGGAATTCGTGGACCGGCATGGAGGCAGTGAAGCTGGCGCGCGACGCGTTGGGTCTCGCGATCGCGCTTGAAGAGAACCAGGCGACCTTCCATCGCAACGGCGCCAAGACGTCCGGGCTACTGTCGATGGAAAACAACCTCGGCATAGAAAAATACGCCCAGCTTGCGGCGTGGCTGGACAAATACCTGCCTGGCGGCGAGCGGCATCAGAAGCCAATGATCCTCGATAACGGCGCGTCGTTCACGAACATGACGATGACCGCTGTTGACGCCCAACAGATCGAGACCCGCAACCATCAAGTCGAGGAAATCTGCCGGTTTTTCCGCGTCATGCCGATCATGATCGGCTATAGCGACAAAACGGCCACTTATGCGTCGGCCGAGCAGATGTTTCTCGCCCACATCGTCCACACGCTGACCCCCTGGTATCTGCGTCTCGAGCAGAGCGCCAACCTCAACCTGCTGACGCCGCAGGAGAGGGCGCAGGGCATGTATTTCAAGTTCAACGCCAATGCATTGCTGCGCGGTTCGACCGAAGCGCGCGCCAAATATTTCCAGGCCGCGATGGGCTCAGGCGGGATCAAGGGGTGGATGACGCAGAACGAGGTCCGCGCCCTCGAAGAATTGGATCGGATCGACGATCCTGAAGCCGACAAGCTGCCTCAACCCGCCGCCGTCTCGCCAGCCTCAAAATCCGACCCGAACAACCCAGCGCCGGATCCGGCCAAGGACGCGTGATGCAGCGTGAGACCAAGCAAATCGGCCTGACCGAGCTGAAGTTCTCGTCTGACGGGCAGACAGGCACGTTTACCGGCTACGGCGCCTACTTCAACAACACCGACAGTTATGGCGACGTGATCGCGCCCGGCGCGTTCGCGCGCACGCTGCGCGAGGCGAAGCGCAATGATCGCTACCCGGCGATGCTCCTGCAGCACGGCAGCTGGCTCGGCGGCGACGACAACATGCCCGTCGGCGTCTGGACATCGATGAAGGAGGACGACAATGGCCTCCTGGTCGAAGGCAAGCTCGCCGACACGACGCGCGGCAAAGACGCTTACGCACTCCTGAAGATGGAGCCGCGGCCCGCGATCACCGGCCTGTCGATCGGATTCTTCGCCAAGGAAGTCGAGTTCAACGACAAGCCGAAAGGTCCGCGGCGCACCATCAAGGATGTGGACCTGCTCGAAGTGTCGCTGGTGACGTTCCCGGCGAACGACAAGGCGCGGATCACCGGCGTGAAGTCGCTGAATGCCCGCGATCTCGAAGCGGCCCTACGTTCACGCCTGAATTTGTCGAAATCCGATGCCGTGACGGCGATCGGCTTGATGAAAGAACACCTCCGCGACGGCGGTGTGGACGACCAGGACGACCGCGACGGCGCCGATCTGGAACAGCTGGCGGAACTGCTCCGCCGTAACACCGCAATGATCAGAGGATCGCATGTCTGACTTCGCCACCGTCAAAAAGCTCATCGACGACCAGAACTCTGCCTTCGAAGAGTTCAAGAAGACACACACGGCCGAGATCATCGAGCTGAAGAAGAATCGCCAGGACCCGCTGACCGAGGAAAAGCTCGCCAAGATCGACAAGTCGCTGAATGACCTCGGCGAGGCCAACCAGAAGCTGCTCGGCGGCATCGAGGCCGAACGCAAGGAGCGGGAGGAGCTGGAAAAGCGCCTCAACCGCCCGAACGCGACCGAAAAGACGCCCGAGGACGTGAAGTTCAACGACTTCAACCGCCAGCTGAAGGCCAAGCGGCGCGATTTGGGCAAGCCGGAGATCGACCTCGATCGCAAGGGCTTCGAGGAGTACTGCAAGGCGTTCGACAATTACATCCGGTACGGCAAAGAGCAGCTGACCGCCGAGGAAGTGAAGACGATGCAGGTCTCCGTCGACCCCGACGGCGGCTATCTGGTGTCGCCGGACACATCCGGCCAGATCGTGAAGAAGCTCTACGAGACATCGCCGATGCGCCAGCTCGCGACGGTCATCACCACGTCGAAGGACAGGGTCGAAGGCATCGACGACCTTGATGAAGCGGGCGCCGGTTATGCCGGCGAGCGCGCAACGTCAGGCAATACAAAGACTCCCCAAGTCGGCAAATGGGAGGTTCCGGTCTGGAACATCGACGCCGAGCCGAAAATCACCCAGAACCTGCTCGACGATGCCGACATCGACGTCGGAGCCTGGCTGGGCGGCAAGGTCTCCGACAGGCTGGCCCGCTTCCAGAACGCCGAACATATCACCGGCGCGGCAAAAATCCGCGGGATCATGTCCTATCCGCTGGTGGCCGACACGGGCGCCGGCGTCGCCTGGGGGGCGATGGGCTATCTCAAGACCGGCGTGGACGGCGACTTCGCGGCGACCGATCCAGCCGACAAGATATTCGACCTGGTCGGCCTGGTGAAGAACGGCTACCTCAACGGCGCCTCGTTCCTGACCAAGCGCGAGGTCATCACCAAGATCCGGAAATTCAAGGACTCCAATCACCAGTATCTCTGGCAGCCCGCGCTCGTCGCGGGCCAGCCGGAGACGCTGATGGGTTACACGCTGGCGCGCGCCGAAGACCTCGCCGCCCTGTCGGCCCACGGCAACTCGATGGCCTTCGGTAACTTCAAGGAGGCCTATCTGGTTGTCGACCGGAAGGGCGCGAGCACGCTCCGCGATCCCTACACCGCCAAGCCCTTCGTCAAATTCTACACGATCGTCCGCTCCGGCGGCGGCGTGATGAACTTCGAAGCCGTGAAGGTTCTGCAGTTCGCCGCCTGAGCCTAGCGGGCGGCTGAAAGGTCGCCCGTCCATCCCTTCAAGACTGAGGATCAGTCATGCTTCGCGACCTCTACAACAACCTCAAGGTGATCGGCGGCGTCGACCAGGCGCCGACCGACAACACCGCCGTTGTGTCGCCCATCGTCGACACGCGAGACTACCAAAGCCTGCTGTTCATCATCCTGACGGGATCGCTGGCGGATGCGGACGCGACCTTCGCGGCGCTGCTCGAAGAGAGCGACGACAGTGGCATGTCCGGCGCCAACGCGGTCGATGACGCCGACATGATCGGTACGGAGGCGGGCGCATCGTTCATTTTCTCGGACGACAACAAGCAGTTCAAGCTCGGCTATATCGGCAACAAGCGCTATGTGCGCCTGACGATCACGCCGACCGGGAATGGCAGCGCCGCCGCCATCGCCATCGCCGCTGTGGGCGTCCCCCACCTGAAGCCGGCCGCTTAGGAGGTCATCACCATGGAAGTCAGAGTCACGGCAGCGTTCGACGGCATGGAAGACGGCAAGGTCGTCAAATACCGCGTCGGCGACATCATCGACGGCCCGAACGCCCAATGGGCGCTCGACAATGGCCACGCGAAACCGCCCAAGTCGGCGTCTTCGGAGCAGCCCAGACGCGGTCAGGAAAGGTCGCAGCCACAGCAGCGCGGCGGTCAGGACGGCCAATAGCCGGCGCAATCTGCAGGACGTGCGGGCGGTCCATTATCGGGCCGCCCGCTTTCGTTTCAGGACCCGTCATGGATTTCGCGCCTGTCCTGGTTACGCCGCCCGCCGCAGGCGATCCGATCGTCACGCTCGCGGAAGCCAAGCAGCAATGCCGTGTCGACCATGACGATGACGACGACTATATCGCCACGCTGGTCGCGGCGGCGGTGGGGCACATCGACGGCTATGCCGGCATCCTTGGCCGCTGCCTGGTTACCCAGACCTGGCAGATCGCCCTGGATTGCTGGCCCTCAGACAACACGATCCGTCTGCCATTCCCGGATGTGACGCCTACAGAGGTGACATACACGGACGTCGGCGGCGTCGACCAGCTCGTCGACGCCGCACTGTGGGGCAGCCAGACGGACGCCCTGGGTGGCTTCGTCTATTTCAAAAAGGCCTTCACAGCGCCGAACCTCAATGACGACAGGCCCGATCCAATCCGGGTGACGTTCACCGCCGGCTACGGCGCGGCCGAGAACGTCCCGCCCGCCATCAAGCACGCGATCAAGCTGCTGATCGCCCACTGGTACGAGAACCGCGAGGCCTCGGTGGTCGGCCAGTCCATCTTCGTCGCCGAACTGCCGCTGGCGGTCGACCGTCTGCTGGCGCCTCACCGCCGTGTCGGCGTCTAGCCCGCCCGCCGTCGCCATCGTCGGACTGGGTCCGTCGATCATGCATGCCCGCAATCTCGCGGCGCGCGGGCTGCTTCCGGCGGAGGTCTGGGGAATAAACTCGGCCGGCAGCGTCGTTGCGTGCACGCGCACCTTCGCCATGGACGATGTCCGGGTCCAGGAGCGGCGGGCGGCGGCCAGGCCCGGCCGGGCGGTGGCGCGCCTGCTGGACTGGCTCAAGACCTTCGACGGCCCGGTCTACACCAGCCGGCCGCATCCTGCTTACCCCAACCTGGTCGCGTTCCCCCTGCAGGACGTCGTCGACGATCTGGGCGAGGTCTATTTCAACGCGACGCCCGCTTACGCGCTCGCCTACGCCATCCACCTGCGCGCGCCGCGCATCGAACTCTACGGCCTCGATTTCAGCTATCCCAACGTCCACCAGGCGGAGCAGGGCAGGGCCTGCGTCGAATACTGGATCGGCCGGGCGCGCGGCCTCGGCCTCGACGTGGTCGTCAGCAGCCAGTCCCGGCTGATGTCGGCCGACGAGCCCCTGGAGGCGAAGCTCTACGGATACGACACGCTGCACGTCAGCCTCGACGGGCGCCGGCGGCTTGCCTTCGCCGAGCGCGCCGAATTCGTGACCGCCGAGGAGATCGAGGCCCGCTATGACCATGGCCGCAGATAGAAGCGGCGGCTGGGTGCGCTTCACGCGCGCCTGGGACTGGGACATCCCGAAATGGAAGGGCCGGGCGACCAAGCATTTTCCGGCCGGCACGCGCATCCGGCTCACCCGCGCACAGTTTCAATCGGCCCTGGCGGCGCGCGTGGCAGTCTCCATCCCGAACCCGCGCCATGCGCGGAGCGAACCGGAGACGCACCATGAGTGACCTTATCGGCTGGATCGTGACGCACGGCCTTGCGCTGTTTATCGGCGTCTGCGTCGGCGCCGGCGGCCTCAAGGCCGGCGAGGCCATCGTGAAGGGCTGGTTCAAGCCCAAGCCTGCCTCGAAGTAGCCGGGTCCGCTCATGCCCGCCGGCGCCGGCTCCCTGCGCGAGCGCGTGACGTTCCAGCGCCGCGCGGCTGGCGACGACGGCGCCGGCAACGTCGTCACGGGCGCGTGGACCGATCTTCCCGGCGCGGCCGCCATCGCCGCCCGCCTCAAGCCGCTCAAACAGTCAGAAACCGTCATCGCCGAGGGCGTCCAGGGCCGCGCGTCCTTCGAGGTCACCCTCCGGGCGACCGCGGCGGCGGCCGGGATCAATGTCGGCGACCGCATGAAGAACGAACGCACCGGCCGCACCTACAACGTGAAGTCGCCGCCGCAGAACCCGGACGAGCGCGGGCGCTTCCTGCGGATCCTCGTGGAGTGGGGCGGGGCCGATGGCTAGCAATCGCTTCGCTAACAAGGCGCGCGTCCTGCAGCGGATGGCGCAGCTGCCCTCGGCCATCAAGGATGCGGTGCGCATAGCGCAGCAGCAGAACGCCGCCGAGCTGACGGCCGCGATCAAGGGCGCCGCGCCGGTCGACACCGGCGATCTCCGCGACAGCGTGCGCGCCTGGAAGGAAGGCGAAACCGTACCTTCAGGAACGCTGTCGGCCGGCGGCTCCGGAGAGACATTGCCCGAGCTGGCCTTCGCCGTCACGGCCGGCGACGACAAGGCGTTTTACGCGCGCTGGGTCGAGTTCGGCACCGTCGCGGGAAGGGTCGGCGGCGTCACCCGGAACGCCTCCGGCCGGGTGCGCAAGGTCTATCGCGATCATCCGGGAACGGCGGCGCAGCCCTTCTTCTATCCGATCTACCGCAGCCTGAAGAAGCGGCTGCTCAACCGCGTGGCGCGCGCCGCCGGCAAGGGCGCGAGGAAGGCGGCCGGCGGCGGATGAAGGAGCCCAGCCACGCCCTGCAGCCGGCGACCGTTGCGGCCCTCAAGGCCTCGGCGGCCCTCAAGGCGCTGATCGGCGATCCGGTGCGCGTGCGCGACAAGGTCGAGGACGGCCTCGCGTTTCCGTATGTGCGCATCGGCGACGACCAGGTGCTGGACGATTCCAACGGCTGCGCCGACGCCTGGGAGGTGTTTTCGACCTTCCATATCTTCGCCGACGACGCCGCCGCGCGGATGACCGTGAAACAGATTTGCGGCGCCATCGTCGCCGCCGTCTGCGATCCGGATGCGCCGATCGCGCCCGCAGGCTTTGCCGTCACGCTGTCGAAAATGCACGACTTCCGGTCGTTCTTCGAGGCCGACGGCGTCACCGCCCATGGCGTGCTCGTCGTTCGCCACCTGGTCGACGCCGCCGCCTGATGCGCCGCTCAATCCGCGCGCTCCTGCCCGCCCATAGCCTTGCCCTCGATCGGCGTCTCGCGCCGCGTTCGGAGGGTTATCCATGTCGCTGGCCAAGACGCTGCGTGGCACGCAGCTGCTGATCAAGGTGTCGGACGGAGCATCGACGCCCGCCTTCTCCCATCCCTGCCTCATCAACACCAGCCGCGGCATCCAGCTCACCGCCGAAATGAACGAGGTGCTGGTGCCGGACTGCTCCGATCCGGACCTGATGGCCTGGCTGGAGCGCGAGAAGAAATCGCTGTCGGCGACGATCTCCGGCGCTGGCGTGCTCAACACGCCGGACTTCGAGGACTATTTCGAGTGGTTCACGTCGGCCGACCCGAAGGCCTGCCGGGTCGAACTCGGCGGCGTCAGCGCCATCAATGGCGGCGGCTATCTCTCGGGCTCGTTCCACCTGGCCTCGTTAGAGGCCACCGGCGACAGGGGCGACAAGGTCCAGACGACCATGTCGCTGCCCTCCACGGGCGAGATCACCTGGACGGCCGCTTCCTGATGAGTCGCGGCGCCGAGATCGACCTCAATTTCCCGGACCGCGAGCGGACCTTCGCGCTCAGAATCGGCCAGCTGCGGCTGCTGCAGGAGAAGTGCAACGCCGGGCCGATGGCGATCCTGCGCCGGCTGTCGTCCGGCGAGTGGTTCGTCGACGACGTGATCGAGACGCTGCGCCTCGGCCTGATCGGCGGCGGCGCCAAGCTCGAGGAGGCCGTGAAGCTGCGCGCAGAGATCGAACAGCGTCCGCTGGCCGAGGCCGTGCCCGCGGCCATCGTCGTGCTGTCGGCCGCCCTGATCGGCCCGTCGGACGAGACTTTCGACCAGCCGCCGGATGACGATGCGGAAAAGCAGGCGGCGAGGGGGACCGGCTCCGCTTCCTCGACATCTACGGCAACGGAGCCGTCCTCGGCTGGACCGCCGCCGACATCGATCAACTGAGCCTCTGGCAGTACCGGGCGGCCATCCAGGGCCACAACCGCGCCAACCAGTCGGAGGACGCCGCGCTCAAGCCGCCATCGGGCGATGAACTCGACCAGGCGGTCGCCAACTCGGTGGTGCACTGATGGCTATCGATATCGAACGCCTCGTCCTGCAGGTCGAAGCCAAGATCGACAAGCTGGAGAAGGCAAACCTGCGGGCGGTGCAGGGGACCTCGAAGTCCTTAAAGCAGATCGAGGACCGCTTCGACCAGATGAACGCCCGCGTCTCGCGCTCGGGCGAGCAGATGGGCCTCAATCTCAAGAACGCGATCGCCGGAATCGGCGTCAGCCTGGCGGTGCGGGAGCTGGAGCAGTACGCGAACGGCTGGATCAACCTTCGCAACACGGCCAAGCAGTACGAGGACGTGATCGGGCCGGTGAGCGCATCCACCGACCGCCTGGTCAAGACGGCGAACGACGCCGGCGTGGCGGTGCAGGACCTGAGCTTTCTTCTGGGCGCCGGGTCGCGTGCGGCGCGCACGCTCAAGGCGAGCGGGGACGACGTTTACAACTTCCTGGAGGCGGTCTCAAAGGGCGCCGCGATCGCCAACACCGGGACAGCCGCCGTCTCCGGCGCGATGGTGCAACTCAGCCAGTCGATCGGCTCGCCGAAGGCCCAGCTGCAGGAATTCAACTCGATCGTCGAAGGCACCCCGCGCCTGGCCCAGGCCTTCGCCGACGGCATCAAGGAAGCCAACGGCTCCATCGCCACGCTGCGCCAGCTGATCGCCGACGGGAAGGTGTCGGGGGCCGATCTCTTCCAGGGGCTGCTGACCCAGCTGCCGAGGCTGCGGAGCGAGTTCGCCCAGGCCGAGGTCTCGATCGGCCGGGCGCTCACCGTGCTGCGCAATGCCGCCCTGCAGTATGTCGGCACGCTCGATCACGCGATCGGCGGCAGCGCCACGATGGCCGGCCTGATCCAGCACGTGGCCCAAAACCTCGACCTGTTTGCAGCGGCGGCTTTCGCGACGGTCGCGGTGCTGGGCGGGCGTGGCCTGCTCGGCGCCATGACGGATGCGAGCGCCGGCGCCAAGACGCTGGCCGACGACGTTGTCCAGTCCTTCAAATCGGTAACGGCCGCCCGGGAGGCGGAACGCGCTTCGGCGGCTCGCGCCGTCGCGCGAACACGGGAAATCGCCGAGGACGACGCCGAAACGCTCGCGCAGCGCGCAGCGGCCCGGGCCAAGGTCCGCGATGCGACGCTGGTCTCGATCGGCCTCAGCGACGCGGAAGCCGCCGCTCTTCGCCGCGTCACCCTCGCGCGCGAGGCGCTTACCGCAGCGGAGGAAAGCGGGAACGCCGCCAAACTGTTCAACGCGCGCGTCGATTATAACGTCGCCCTCAACCGCTATGCCGAGACATCGGAGAACGCCAAAGTCCAGGTAGAGCGGTTGCTCGGGGTCGAATCTTCATATGGACGGGCTCTGGAACGGAGCGCCGTATCCTCGAAGAACGCCGCCGGGGCGCAGCAGGCCTATGCGACAGCTGTCGGGCGCAGCGGCGCCGTCACCAAGACAACGGCGGGCGTCATCGCTGGCCTGAACACCTTCCTGGCCAGCCCGCTCGGCACGATCGCGCTCATCGGCGCGCTGACCTTCGCGATGCAGGCGTTTTCGGGCGCATCGAAAACGACGGCCGATCGCATCGACGATGTGAAGTCGACCATGGATCGCCTGCGCGAGACGCAGGGATTCATCACGACCGACACGGCGAAGCTCAAGGCCGAGAACGACAAGCTCACCAAGGCGATCGAGGCCCAGCAGCCGGCGGCGGAAGACACCGCGCGCGTCGAGATTGCGGCCATCCAGTCGCGGATCGCGAAGAACAAGGAACTGTCCAAGACTTACGAGTCGCAAATCCGCGCCCAGCTGGCGCTTGCGGAGAAATCGGCGCGGGAGGAAAACGCCAAGGATCGCGCGGCCGCCATCGACACGGCGATCGACCTGCCGATCGGAGACGTGCCATCCAGCGGCCAGGGCGATGCGATCATTGCCGCCGCCAGGGCGGAAATCGACCGCCTGCAGGACGCCGGCAAGGAGCTCTCGGACGAGCAGCGCGACCTTCTCACCATCATGGCCAGGATGGAGGGCAGGGCCGCCGACGTTCAACGCCTCCGGGACTCGCTGAACGCGCTGACCAAGCCGGACACCGCGACGGACACAACAACGGTGAACCTGCAAGGCACCGCCGGCGCCTCGAAGCTGAAGCAGTATTCGACAGCGCTCAATGAGTTCAAAAAGACAATCGCTGAGAT